CTTGCTCTGGATACAGCACATGACCCACGCCCACAGTCCACAGCAATGCCGGGCAGCGGTATGGTTTATACCTCACGCCTTCATGATGCTTTAGCACCTCGCGCATTTTTTCGCTGATCATTTGCCGAATGCCCTACCACCAAAATGAAAACTTATAATTGCAGCAAACAATGCTTGCGTTTCATCATCCCAAAGTTGTGCAGCCATATCGGTAAAACTTACGCCAGCCTCAAATCCTTTATATGCAAGCGTTGCGTCAATCGCGCATAGCAGGAAAAAAAATCCATAGGTAATAACCGGGCGAACGCTTGCCCGAAGATTGATCATCCACTGACTTGCGCCTTTTCCGATGGCAACGTCATGGGCATAAATTGCAGCCATCTCTGCCTGTTGCGCCTGAATCAATGCTTGCTGTGTAGCTGCCGCCGATTCAGTCTTAATTTCATCCAACCTTATTTCCTCGATGCGTTCTTGCGCCTTATATCCACGCTCAAGCATTTGCAACTCGCGCTCAGTCTGCAACTGAGCAAGTTTTAATTCATGCGATTTGTCGGATTTATCCTGAAAAAAATCTAGAATCTTTGGCAAGCCGCCCATCAAAAATGACAGGAATGTCGAAAGCATTGTCAGCATTAATATCCCCCTAATTGAAACATCCACCAAATGCCGTAAGCAGTTGCAATACTTGCCGCAACACCAAACAACACACCAATCACAATCTGTACATTATCCCAAAACTTTTCCTTTTCTCTGCGCTTTTTCATTGCCGCGACTTTTTCAGCAAGCCGCTTTTCTGTTTCTGCTTTACGCTTTGCTTCCGCTTTTTCTTGCCGATCTGATTGCAGTTTGTTTAATCGTCTGTTGAAGTCATCCCACAAACCTGCTTCAGAAAAATTGTATATAAGCCATTGTTTTATATTCTCATAAAACATTTTTTGCTCACGATCAATCGCCATCATTTCTAGAACATACTCAGCATCGGAAATATATTCTGGTGGCTTTACTCCGGTTTCTTCTACCGCAGCATCCTGCTTTTGTTGCGCTTCAACCAACTCGATGCGCTTTTCTTCGTACTTGCTGGAATGCGAAAAGAATTTAGAAAATGATGGCATGGCATCCATAAGTGATGCGCCAGCACCGATCATTTCTTCAAGTTCATGAAATGTTTCTTTGGCTAATGTAGCCGTTTCTTTGACACCAGTCAGCGCAAGTTTAACGCCCTGCGCCACCATTATTGCAGTGGAAATTGGTTCCATAATGCACCATAAGATTTAAATTTTTATTTTGTCTTATGGTGTATTTTTTACTTCACGCCTAATTTTGATTGCAAGCCAATAATAATTGCACCGGCAAGACTGACTGCGACAACCGCAATAAATGCAAGCGTTCCATGATCTGCCCATCGGCGCAATTTTTTGCCAAACCGCAAATCCTCACGAAATTCCTCGACTGATTCAGGTTTGTCAACATCCACGCCTAAAATAGCAAACACTTTTTTAACCGCGCGATCTGCTGCATCTTGGCAGCTTGGGTTGTTGTTGCAGTCCATCTTTTGCCCTATTTAAAAAATTTGCCCACCATCCAACAGACCACAGAATACCTTGTTCCGCTGATTATATCCTCAACACCATGCGGCATAAATGAAGGAAATACAATAATCGTTCCTTTTTCTTGTGGTGGATAATACCGTTCATTTCCGGTTTGCAAGTAAAACTTTCCACCCTCAAAATCATCATTTAAAAATGCAAGAACCGTAAGTTTGCGGCATTCGGCATCTGGATTCATGAATGTATCAATGTGCGTTGTATAGCGACCGCCAGCCGGGTATTTTAGAAACTCAGCTTGATTGGCATGGGTAATGTCAAACTTCCATGCGCGATTGTTTGCAGCCAATCCAGCCGCCGCCAACCTGCCGCCAATGTCTTTATATACTGGCAACATGACGCGCTCAACATTGCGTATATTGGTATTGATTCCACCTTCACCTGATCCAATAACCGGCAACAATTTTTCCACTGGATCGTAAGCCGCAATTATTTTGTCGCAAGCATCAGCGGTCAAAATGTCGGTATAAATCCATTGATGAAATTCTGTCAATTGCTGTTGTGGCAAATTTAATTGTGCGCGTTTGTCAAATTTCCAATCCGCATATTTTCCATTGGCATCTACATAATGCAAAAACACCTGCGCTTGCCATTTGCCCTCAGTGTATTTTTCGCGCCAATGATTACGCGTCATGCCTTTGTATAGTACCGCATCGCCGACCTGCATTTTTATTTCATTGACTATCGACTTGTCAGCATTGCCCATATAAATAGGCCAAACATTGCCATCAAATCCAAGCGTAATCGTTGCGCTTATCTCGCATGATTCCCTGTCAGTATGATTGATTAACTCATCGCCGGGCGCATACAGACGCGCATAAGAATATGTTGGATAAAGTTTTTTGCCAGATGCGACTTCAAAATGCGGCAGTAAATCCACCAGCAATTTATCAAACACCATTGCACCATGTATAGCTTGTGACAATGGGCATTGCTCATCTTGCGTTGTTTGTTTTTGCGCGACCAGTTTTTGCAATTCAACAGTCAATTCATTGCATGAATCAATGTGCAAAAAGTCTTGCAAATGCACATATTCATTAACCTCAAACGCTGTTATTTTGTCGCACATAATATTGTCCTATTCTGTAATTTCTTCAATAATTTCTAGCGGTTGTGGCAATGGCAAAACTTGCTGTTCTATGTAATACCATTGATCGGCAACACAATCATCTGGGCATCCTGTCCAAAATAATGGTTGTGCTACCTCAAACCCTAATGCGTCAACTTGTGCAACACGGCAACCAACATTGCCATTTATATCTGCTATCAATTCATTTGGCGAAATAAGTGCTTTCATTTATATTACCTGTTAATAAAATTCTTCTATGATAACAATACCGGGTGCGCCTGCTGCCCCTGCGTATAAAGTTGTACCACTAGACCTACAAATCCCGCTTGCCCCACCACCATAATTTCCGCCAGCAATAGCGGCAGCATTAAGTCTGCCAATGCCGCCACCGCCAAGAATTGATGTACCACCATTCCCAGTAATTGAGGCTGAAGAAGACGATAAACTGCCGCCATCACCAACAATATTTATATTTCCTCCTGAACCAGAACCGCCTGAGCCGCCAGCCGTTGCCGTAGCAGGTGCAGCAACACCTGCCGAACCAGCAGTCGCCGAACAAAATGCTCCAAATGAATTAGTTCCGGAACCCGCAGTAACAGCAACAGGGCCCGGGATAGACGGAGCCGAGATATATTCAATTGCAGCGCCGCCACCGCCACCAGCGCCAATTGAATACGCATTGGGTACACCCGGAGGAATACTTGCAGTAGAGCCACCAGCGCCAACAACAGTAACTTTAATGCCTTTAATGCTTGCCGGTTTTGTCCATGTGCCGGGCGCAACATAAGTGACGATTCCCGGCATTGATCCGCCAACAGTGCCCGACACCCATGCTGTGCCATTCCAAGTGACAGCATCACCTGCTGTTGTACCAGCCAATTCTGTCATAGCAGAAGTTCCAGCACCCACAAGCAAACGTCCACTTGTCACAGACGATTTTCCAGTGCCGCCATTGGCAACCGGCACTTGATTATACAAACCCGTTGACGCATCAAGTTGCCCCGATGTGTTTACCTTATTGGCTAATTGAGAAAGATTAAATGCTTGCGTCATGCTGCACCTGTTCGTGAGAATGTTTGTTGTGAAAGAACTGTCGTATTATTTGTTGGCGTTGGATTTATAGCATAAGTTCCAGTTGCAGTAACATAATCATTGCCAGCGCCCGGCACATATAAACAACCATTTCCGTATAATTCAAAAGCATCTACATCATAAGAGAAAGCATATACAGATTGACCATTTACTGTGTAGGTTGAAATTAATGATGGCGAACCATTTGGAACGCCAAAATTATTATGAGCAAATTGAATGATTGTAAAATTGCCGGTTGCCGTTGATGGAAAATTATTAACCACGTTTGATACTAAATCATAGTCTTGATCGTTTACTATTGTGCCATTTAAAAATAGCACTTCCGCACCTGAAACAATTTGAAATTCTGTTGGGGAATAACTAGCAGCAGCAGACAATGAAACATCCCATCGACTGAATGATCTGTAAGTTGATCCTAATGCGCGATAACGATAAACCGAATTACCTGCCGTTGCCGTAAATGTTGTAGTAAATACAATTTGTTTAGTTGTGTAATTAATTGATGAAACTGTGTATTGCGTTGGTGTACCTGTATTTGCAAACGTCAGCACATCACCAGCATAAATTAATTGACTTGGCAAATTTGAATACGTCAGCGTATTAGTGCCTGATCCTGAAGAATACGCAATATCCATGCTTGCATAATAAACAGCAGTGCTTGTTGATCTAAATGAAATTATGGTGACAACATCACCAACAGCGCAAGCATTATTCATTGTGACTGCGCTTGTTGTTTCTGTGTAATCACTTGTCGGCACAAGTAATGCGCCATTTCTAAACACTAAGTCTTGACCATTTATATATCCAGCACCACGCGCAGTTGGCGTGAATATAGTTTGACCAGCAGTCGCAACAGCTTCCCAACTTGTATAGTAAAAACCATCCGGCGCAACCAATCCAACCACGCGCCCATAAATATCAATCGTTAAATTTGCGCCGCTGCCTGTATAAGTTGGCGCACCGCCAAAATCAAGAAATGGCGCAAGCGACCCAACCAATGTGCCGTTTGGATTATTGGTAATTGCAATTTCACCGCCGCCAACAGTTGTCGTGCCTGTTGTCAGCAATTGACCTGTGCGAATATCTAAATCAATTGCATTTATTCCATCAGGTAAAGCAGACCACAATGAAGGATCAAATGTAGATGCTGGCACATAAGCAGCCGTTGCCGCCGCATAAGCCGCTGGTGCTGTGCCAAAACTAAATGTCCTGCCTGTGCGGTTTATATAGCAAAGTTTATTTGCTGTTCCAAATGTAGGTTGCGCCAAAAACCATGTGTAGTCAGCAGGGTTTGTGCTAAATGATGATGACGCAGAATTATATAAACCGTAGTAATTTTTTCCAATAGGCGATGCGTTTAATCCTGACCCAGAAAGATTATCGCCATAAGCAACAACTAAATATTGGTTGTCATAAGTGAACGTAGTAGGCCGCCATTGCAACAATGCAGATGCGCCTGAAAAATTACTTTTGCCCAACTGATTAACCATGCGACTAAAGAAATACCAATTACCAGCAGATATTCCTGCTAACGTAACTGGCGGCATTGCTGTTGATGGCGAATAAGGATTGCCATCAGATTCAACTTCAGTCGTACCTGCAAATAATCTTTGTGCGCTTGTAGGATTAGCAAAAGCCGAATACCAAATTTCAGCGTATTGCACAATACCCGCAGATGATGTTGTAACGTTTATTTGGAATGATGGGTTTGCGGCACTAGGGTATAAACCGCCAATTGTCGGCACAGGTATTGTGCCAAAAGTAAGTGGATCACCAAAACCTGTATTTGGTGCTGGAGTAAATTCTATAATGCTTACATCATTGTAAACAGCAGAATTAAATTCCATTAGCATTAGGGATGCAGTAATGCTGCCATCATCGCCAAATTCTTCTGATACTTTTTGAATTCTAAATTCTTTTGCAACCCAACCGTAGTTTGTATTTGTTATGGTTACAATATCGCCAGCTTCTAATTGCAAACCAACATAATTAATACGAACCTGTACCTGCAAATCTTCGCGGCAAGATTTTAAAAATCTATTGGCAAGCAATTGCGCCCTGACATTATTATTAACAAACGCAAGCGTAATGTCTTGTTTGTTTACTGGTTCGTTTGGATACAATAAAGCAGGATCAATTACTGACAAATCATAAGTTACTGATGCAAATGAATCTTGTACAGTGCCATCTGGAAATTTAACTTCAGCAATGTTAAATGTGTTGCTTATATCTAGCGGAGAAATAGTTAAGCCAGAAATAATATTGCTGTCATTTAAAGCCATTGCAACTGTATATGTAGGTTGCTGAACAATCACGCCCCATTCACTTGTAATTTCGTTATAACGTATTAAACAATCACAACTGTTTGCCATTAACTGCAAATTGCTCATGATAGGTTGCTGCGTATCTACAACACCATCAAATCTAAATCGAGTTAATGTTTGAGATGAACCATTGTAATCTGTGTAATTTATTGTTTGATTTGAATAAGTATTTAATGCAGTCAAACTTGCTGTATCTATATTTGATACTGACAATGCTGCACCGTATCTGCTTGATGACAAATAATCCAACAAACAATCGCCCGGCTTATATCGAGAATTTGTTATTTGAAACCTAACCTGATCTAAGCCGCGAATATTTGCTGTGATGCTATACCGCAATTTAATAATTGCAAATACGCAGTTGGACATTTGTTTTGACGCATTCCACGCATACACAAGTCCAGCACCAGAAATTACGCTTGTTGCTGGCAATGTAGTATTTGCAGGATTATTGCTGCCGTTACGATATAAATAAAAATTTATTTTTCCCGCAACAGTGGTATCTGTTAATCCAGTTGATTCATCAAGCAGACCTGTAACTTTGGTTAAATCAGTGCCATCAAAAATTACTTTTTTACCAGCGTAATAAATATTGCCAAACGTAAATGTATCCGGTGTGCCACCTGTTTCAGTATTGGTTACTTCAGACAATGCAATAACGTAATACATTACTTGACTGTCACTAGTAATACTTAAATCAACTAATGCGCCGCCAACGTAAGCAGACCCATAAACCACAGGCAATTTATTGTCACCCGCTGGTGGTGCAGTTATCCTATTGCCGGGGTTTTCTGTTACGCCAGATGAATTAATTGTTGGCTCATCGGGCGCAAACACTCTCGCAATGACCGCAGACGCAACCATATTGATTGCAAATGCTGTTGCTGTTGCAGCAAAGCCAGCGGAAATATAACCCGCGCTAACAAGATAACTGGCAATAATTGAGCCCGGCATTATCTAACCCACGTTTCCTCAAGTTTCCGAAACCCAAACTTGTTATATTTTAAGTCTGGAGAATTTGCCATTTTTGAGACAGTAAACATTTGAATTGATCCGCGCCTCATTAATTCTTCGCATTCTGACACATAGGCCATAATCAATCTATAAGCCGCTGTGCCGCCACGATGCTCAGGTTCTACCCAATATGCTACCTCACTGCATTGAATTGCCACAGGGTTCCATATATTCGGAATCTTAGCGGCAATCAGCATACCAACTGCGACACTATCTTTTTCTGCAACAAACACAAATCCAGAACCAGCAATAATTTCTGACAAAAGTCCGGTTATATATTCTTCATTGTCTGCGTATTTCAAAACATTAATTGGTGCTTGATTCCTATAATTTTTGAGCATCTCAATAATTGCTGGAATGTCAAATTTGTTTGCCTGTCTTATCATGTCTTTTCCTTTTATGATGTTGCTGGCGCACCTTTGCCGAAGTAATAATTTATTGTGCTAATGTAATTCACGCGATTCATTGATGTATCGCCGCTGTTATAGAATTGCCATGCGTTGTCATTCGTATATCTACCAGCCACGCGATTTTGCAGGATTAATTGAATTGATGATGCAGACACAGTAACAACGCCAACATAAGCCCGCGCATCTTCCATCCATTGTTCTGAAATATTAAATGAATTTATATATCCATTAAAAAACTGGTATAAACCCCCAGTGCCGCCAGTAGTAATTAATTGATTATTATTATCAAAAAATCCATGCCACATTTCAATTTGTGCGCCTTTAATTTCTGCGCCTAATACCAGCGCAAGCATTGACGTATCAATGCCGACAAGCGTCACTGTTGTTTCGTTTGCTGTGGATTTAATATCGCGCTGCGCCGATCCCACGCTAACCAATTGACCAAGACCAGAAAATGGTGAAGCATCAATAGCGGAAACCGTTATAGCTGTTGGCGTTGTCGCAAATCTATAAGTCGCTGATGGCGTAGTAATGCGAACAAAGTTTGCATACCGAATATTGTTAGTATTAACAACCGGCGTGATTACATTCATAGTACCGCCTCAATTGCTCTAAATCCACCTGTCCACTGAATGAATGAATCGTTTGTCATTGGCACTAGTGAATAAGTCGGATAATCGCGCATAATTACAGGAAACGTAATGCCAGTATAAGTGCTGCCCCCCAATGCCGTTGTCGTGCCGTACTGCCCAATGACCGCGCCAATAGGCGAGGATACCGTTGTCATTACCGTTCTATGCACTGGAATATTAACCGTTGCGCTTGCGCCTCTTTGAACGTCTGCCGTTGCTATATATGCATACCTGTCAATTTGAATAAAATCGCCAGTTTTTACAATGTAATCAGTAATAGGAATTGATGGCAATGAACCCAACACAATTGTTTTTCCAGTAGTGCCAGTTTGAATTGCTGTTGCGTTAATCTGAACGGCTGTCATATCGCCGCGATAAGCGATGTAATTAAGCCAGCCTGTACTGCCAAAGTTTAAATATTGCTCACCTTGCCTATCCACTTCACGCAGCACAGACAATACCGCCCGGTTCTGTGAATAAAGCAAATAATTCATTGGCTTTAATTCAAACTCAAACGGTTGCACAGTCAAAATTTCAGATGTGCTTATCCGCATATTGCGCGACAACATTTGCCCAACAAACTTATGGTCATTAATTCCGACTGATTCAGCCACCGAAAGAATGGTTTGCAATGACATGATTACCTCGATATTGGCACACTACGATTTGCCGACTGATAAGCCGCCCAAATTGTATTTTTATTTGATGCAAGAAACTGCGTTGCCGATTGCGTATCAATAGCACTCATGTTTGCAATGTATGTGCCGTTGTTTGTAAAGCCACTGTTGCCCATGTTTGCAGCAGCTTGTTGCCACGATCCATTTGGAATGATTGTGCCGGGCGTGTTGGGCACAAACAATTCTGCGCCATTTTCGCCAACAATTGTCGGCGCATCAATATAACCGCCAGATGCTTTTTTCCCAAAGCCAACTCCAACATTTGTATAACCACCAAACGGCGCAGGAGCAGGACTAAAAAAACTAACCATTGATTGAAACAACATGGATGCTTGCGCTTGCATTTCCATGCGTAATAAATCTCTAATAATGCCTAATGCAAAATCTTCAAATTTAAATTTTCCGGTTTCAACAAAATTGCTAATAGCCGCATCCATGCTACTCATTACAGATTGAAATGCCGAAGCCCCACGATTAAATGCGTTTTCAGCATCCTCTTGGAATCTTCGCGCAGCATACTCCCATCCTTCAGTAAAACTTTTTTGCCGCTGTATTTCCTCTACAAGATTATTTTGCCGCGCATCATTTATTTGCCTAATAGCTTCAAGTTCAATATCTCTTATTTCTTCAATATTTTTTATTCTTTTTTCATATTTTTCACGCGCCTCTTGACCACCACCTTGACGCTGCATTTCATATTCTGCTTCTTTCATTTGATCGTTATATTTTTTTTCTGCCTCAGTCAATCGATGTATATTTTCCAACATAAGATTGGATAAATTATAATGATTAGTAGACATTAAATAACGATTGCTTTCTAACTCAAGCCTTTCCTTTTCAACTTTTAATGTTGATTGAATGTTTGCAATATCTCGACCTTTTTGTTGGGCAAGATCAAGCATAAACAATTTATTCTCTAATTCAAATTGCTCTTTTAAATTTATTGCTCTTAATTCTTGATTTTTAGTAATTGCCTCTAATGTAGCTTTTTCTTCTTTTAATAAATTATCAATATTAAGTTTTCTTAACTCTTGATCTTTTAATGATTTTCCTGTGAGTTCATATTCATTATTTATTTCTTTTAATTTTATTTGTGTTTCATCTAAAACCCGATCTATTTGTTGACCTGTTTCCAAATCAATTTTTTTCAAACTATATGCTTGATAACCAAGTTCATATTTTTGTCTTTCAAATTCTAAAGATTCTTTAGTATTTGATGCCTCTGTATTAATTGCAAATAGTCTTGCTTCGCTTTGATTTTTTATATTTTTAATTGCAATATCATGGTCTCGCTCTTGTTTTATAGCCAATACTTCTTGAGCAATTTCTGCTTGTTTTTCAATCCTTTCTTTTGCTTGTAAATACGCAAGATTTTCAGCATTTGTTTTCTTTTGCTTAATAGCCAAATCTTCTGCACTTTTTGCAGACCGATCAAATTCTGTATTTATTGCTTCTAAATTTTGTTTATAACTTAGACTTAGTTTTTGTAATTTATCTTGTCCATCAAGAACTAATTTTATTTTTTCATATCCGCTTTCACCTATTTCAAATCTTTGTTTTTCCAACTCTAACAAATCCATTTGCGAATTAAATTCTACTTCCGCAATTTCTTTTGTTTTTTGTTCTTCAATATCTAGTGTTTGCATCGTAAGTTCAAACTCACGTTGCACACCCTTTTGACGCAAAGAATTTGCGTTTGCAAATTGTCTTAATCTTGCATCAATTGCGGTTTTTTCTTTTTCATTTATTAGATCAATTTGCGCTTTTTCTTTTGAACGTTCTTTTGCAGCCGCGTTGCGAATATCAGCAAGATCATTTGCCAAATCCAGCATTAATTTTTCTTGTGCAATTGCTTTATCGCCTAACAAAATACCTTTAGAATTTACTGCAAACATTTTATCTGCAATATCAGCTTTTTCTTTTATTAATTTAATTTCTAATTGCAAAGCATCACGCGCCTCTTTTATGCGCTTTGCTTCATCTTCAGCTTTTTTTGCCGCCGATTTATCTTTTGCTGATAATGTAGAATAACCACCTTCTTGTGATCTAGGCGCAATAATTTTTGGTGGCGCATTTTTATCTTTAGGCGGAGCGCCATAACCATGAGTAATTGCCTCGCCCGGCATACCACCCATGCTTGCGCCCCAATCAAATTCTGTGCTTCCCCCTTGTTTTAAATGATCCATTGTGCTTGCAATATCAGCAATTGAATTAACAATTACTGCTAACGGCGCAACTAATTTTTGAGCAAACAATAAAATATTTTTGAATGCTACTTCAATGTTTTCCCATGCTTTTGCGTTTTCTTTTATAGCAGCAAGCAAATTAGGATCACCCATTTCTTTGTATTTGTCTACAAAGGTTTTCCAGTCGGTTCCTTTTACTGCTTTGCCAAGAATTTCTTGAGCCAGCGCATTACGTTGCGTAGCATCTTCAACTTTTCCAAGTTCTTGCGCCACACGTTTAAACAAATCTTGCAGATTTAATTTTTCAACGTCTTTGCCGCTAATACCTAATTTGCCAAATGCTTCACGCAGTTCATCGCTACCATCTTTTGCGCCTTGTTGCGATACCGCCAATTTTTGCAAAGCATTAGTAATATTTTCAGAATCACCGCCAGCACCTTGCATTGCAGCTTTTAATGCAAGCAATGATTGTGTTGTTACATCAAACGCAGCCGCAGTATCTTCAATTTCATCAGCGTATTTAAATGCTTGACCAACAAGATAACCAGCAGCAGCAACTCCAGCCAATCCTTTAGCCGCCGTTGCCATAAATTCATCCTGCGCTTGCTGTGCATTTTTTAATGCTTGTTTTTGATTTCTTTCAAATTCTTTTGTCTTTTTTGTAGCATCATCCAAGCCCTTATTAAATTCGGCAGTATTGATACCCAAAATAACGCCAAGCCGCGCAATGATACTCATGTTATTTGCCCTTCATTTTTCTCGATCTATAAGCATCTAGTGTAAATGCTAATGCTGATGATAATCTTCGCAACACCACATCTTGATTGTTTTCTAATGCCGGGCGTAAAAAAGGATGACCTGCCTTTTTTGCAGTGCCAAATTCTTCGCCCAATGAAATAGCACTTTGTTTTGCAGAAAGAATTCCAATTACCGCATCATCTTGATGTACATAGGTACTTTGCCGATCACGATTATTTGGAATCCTTGATTCAACTTTTATGCTATCTCGCATCCTTCCAGTATTTGATCTTGCCATTGATTTTGCTGGCAACAAAGTTGCTTCCATTGCAGCCTTTACTGATTTTGTTAATACATTTCTTGTGGTTTCTTTATAGCCAAAATCTTCACCCATTTGAATAAGCAATTTTTCAAAATCTTCAAATCCTTCTGTTGTTGATTCAGACATTTTTAAATTTGCCTTCTGCGCCGGGAGCCATCTGCATAAATGTTAATAATCGCTGATTTGCTTCATGTGCTTTTTGCTCATCTGTCATTGGCCTATAAATGTAATCATAAGATAAACCAAGAATTTCACTTAACGTATATGCTTTGGCATTGCCGCTGCGAATGTAATTAAACACCCCAGTTGTAAGCAAACCCAATGTGTTTAAAATAACTTTGTTGCCTATAAACCCATCATTTAATGCAATCATTACAGCACTAAAATCATCTTCGCTCATTGCATCTGGATCACCACCATGTGCCAGAATATATGCCCTAGTTTGTAGACGCAATGAGCCGGTTAGTTTTTTCGCGTTTCCTCATAGCCGGGCGAAATAACTTCCGAAATTTTTTTCATTAATTCCAATTGCACAGCAAAAGGAAATTCACTATTAATTTCTTCATAAGTTAATTCTTCCATGTTTGCGCCTTCCATTTCAGGCACAAGCAATTTCACCATTTCAAGAATTCGTTGCTCAGTTTGAGCAGTCATTTTTGCCAAATCTTTTACTGATTTTCCATCCACCAAAACATCATCATCCAAATAAATAATTGAATCGCTTTCTAGTGTATCTTTTTTTTCTAGCAATGGATTCATTAATTCTTCGGTTTTTTTTGTCACATTAGTTTCAGAAATGCGCTTATTTATAACTTCCATTTCTGATGCCAGCGGAACGCGCACTTTAAAGTTTTGACCGCCCAAAACAAATGCGCGAGTTCTTAATACTTGCTGATTAACTTTTAGAATTTCAGAGAGTTTCATATCTTATCCTTTTTTATTAATAATGCCGTTGTATATTTCATTGTTCAAATCATTGACATATTGAACAATTTCTTGCGGAGTCATTTTGTCAGCGTGATTTGCAGCAATAGCATGGACAAGCGAAATGCCTGTCAGCTTTTGTTGTGAAAAACCAAACCAGCTTTTAGGGGCGATCAGCGATTGCTCAAGCAAATACCCAAGCAAATCGCTGTTGTTGTTGATTTGTGTTGTCATGTTTTCTCATGTAAAAAAGCCCCCGAAGGGGCGATTGTTTTAGTTGTTTGACCAACCGTACTGACCACCGCGAGGATGCACAGTAAATACGCACTTAGCCTCTGCGCCGGGTTGGGCATCAATTTGGAATTGAGATACCCGACCGTTAAAAGCGTAAGCAACAGTATTTGTACCTTCAACCGCAGCAATTACAAACGTGCGATCCACTACGCCGCTATATGCGTCTGCGCGAATCTGAAGCAATGCCGCATCGGATGGGTTCCATGCCGCCGTAATTGACAAGGAAGTCGGCGCAGATTGCACCGGAATTTTGTCGGATTGACGCGCACCTGCAACCGAAAAATTTGCCACAGCGTCATCTTGACCAAATGCTGGAACCGCTTCCACAGGTACGGCAACACCAGCCGAGCCAGTGCCGTTTGCAGATGTGCCAACAATGGTTGCAACTTGTGCAGACCATACCGACAGGTTAGCTGTTGTCAGTGGCGTTGGCGTTGCAGCCGATTGCATCCACAGTGACGCGCTAAAGCCGGGTAGAACTTTGTTTGGAATAGCCATGATGTTTTCCTAATTAGACGTTGTTAGACCAGCCGTATTGACCGCCGCGAGGATGAATCGTAAACATACATTTAGCTTCAGCACCGGGCGCAGCATCAATATCAAATTGACTTACGCGACCGTTAAAAGCGTAATAAACAATGTTTGATCCTTCAACCGCAGCGATTACAAACGTGCGATCAATAACCCCACTGTATGCATCATCGCGCATTAGCAGCAGGTTAGTATCCGCTGGATTCCATGCGGCAGTAATTGATAGCGAAGTCGGAGCAGACTGCACTGGAATTTTGTCCGATTGCCTTGCGCCAGCAACCGAAAAGTTTGCAACTGCATCATCTTGCCCAAAAGCAGGAATTGCCTCAACAGGCAGCAGGTTGCCAGAAACAGCAATAGCTGCCACGTTTGCAAGAGTAGACAATTGCGTGACAGTCAATGGTGTTGGCGTTGCCGTTGGTTGGCAATATAGTGAAGCCGAAAAACCCGGCAATACTTTATTTGGAAGTGCCATTTTTAATTCCTCAAAAAAAGTTAAAAGTTATTTTATGTCGGAATATCCATTGTGCAATCAAGATAAATGGAATGTAAGTTGATATCGTTTTCATATGTGTTGTATAAAAAATCAATATCAATTTTGCTTACATAAAATCCAGTCACCCCACCAAACTGCCCACTGTATCCATGCAATGCCTGTATTATCGTATTTGCTATGCTGAACGCATCTTGCAATGTGCCAGCATATATATTGGTCTGGAATATTGGTCTATCTATTCCTTTGACCGATTGCGTTGTGCCTGTATAAACTGGTTGATGCACATTCCGCAAATTCCATGTTACAAATTTCTGCTGTGTTGCAAAGTTTCTGTTGAATGATGCATACACAGGAACCGGCGAAACTGTCGAAGTAAGTTGCGCTTGTATTGCTAGTGCGTAATTACTGACATTGTTTTGACCAGCCATTATTAAACCTGTGTTGATGGATCATTGCGATAACAAAGAAACGTCACTTTCATTCTATCGTTTGATTCTATTGCGCTATCAATACGCCAATCATTGCCGCGCCAAATAATAGAATACAAGTTTTGATTATCGTACATATCTCTAGTATATGGTGTGAAATTAAATACAAAATTAATCAGACCAGTATAAACTCGATATTTATCGGTAATCCTTAAATCATTTTTTACTTCTTTAATTTCTGCTTTGCTTTCAAATTTCAGCGTCTTTGTTGTTACCGTATCGCCATATGCCGAAGTGGTAAACCCCAAAGTATAAACTTGCGTTTCTTCATATCTTGCAATGCCCATTTAATTGCTCACATTACAAGTGGTTTATATGGGCGCAGCAGTGTATCAACACCAAGCGGTATACGCTTCATATCTGTTGATGTAACTTCGCTGCGATTGTTATACAAATGAGTAAACCAAAGCAATCCAGCTTGCTTAACAACTGGGTATGTTGCAAATGGCGAAGCCGCAAGCGTATACGTCACAATCACAGGGGAAGTCATTTGCGGATTAATGTCACTAGGCAAATCTGTGCAGATAACTTTGCGCCCGGTTGGATCGTAATAATATGCACTTGCAGAAACCGTTGTCAGCACCGTTGGCGTTGCATCGTTGTAATACTGAACGCTGTTAATTGTCACGCCACCTTGTGATGTTTCAGGCAAATCTAGCGACAATGGCGAACCATACAAAGCCGAAACACCGTAATAGGATTTGTATTGCACCGACACAATTGGTGCGCCCAAGTAATCCTCAATCGCCATGCGAATTGCTAGTTCAAGCGAAGTCAAATAAGTATCTTGACTTGTGTCTGAATACAAATTTAACTGTTCCCGAATTTCGGAAAGCGTCAACCATCCCGTTGAAACATTACGATTCGTCTGTTCAAACCAATCGTAATTAAACGGGTTGCGCGTTGGCGCAAGTTGAACGAATCCTAGTCCTGTCTCTTGAACTGGCATGATTAAGTCGCAATCAAACGAACACCGGCAAAAGGATCACGCACAGTAGACACCATGCGCTTTTCAGCAAACATCGTGATGAAACCGGGCGCAGTCTGTTCCATCGCTTGCACCGTCATTTCTTCAACGTCAGCAATCGTCAGGAATTTAGCCCAATCAGCAAGGTAAATTGAAATGTCGCCTGTGGCAGTCCATGCATCTAAATATGGGTTAGGAATAACAGGCCAACCAAATACATTGACCACAGAGCCGCCGTTGTTTGTGCCTGTTTCCATGAAATACGGAACATTGCCCGAAGATACTGCTTTAGTCAGAACGTCAATTGCAGTCGGATGCATCATCCATGCGGTTGTTGGCGAATTCCAATATTGACCGGGAAGTGCAAGCCGCATTTCCGACAAGGTAGATTTACTCAGACCGGCAACCGTTGCGCCGACTGTGGCAATAGTATGCAGACCGTTGGTAATTGCTGTGCCGCTAGAACCAAAAGCAGACGATGCGCCAGCCGCGCCGGGATAACTATTCAGACCGCGCAGACCGTAAATGCCGCCTGTGCTTGTGGTAAGACTGCCAACTTGATCATCATTAAGACCCATTGACGCGCCTTCCAACTGCGCGAATTCCATCATCAAATCTTCAATGAGTTCGTTATTCAGGCCATTAACGTCTGACAATACCGCAGTGCGAATCGGCATCTGTGCGGTAATCACTCGCGTTGGCAATTGCCAAATCGATGTGTTGATATTAGGTGATCCGCTGTTGGGCGTGAATACATAGCCCCAAGGATTTGTGCTGTTTGCCGCATTACCTGTCTTTGCGACAAATTGAACGTCAGACATATTTGCGGTTTTGATTTGACGCGCACCCAAGCGAAACGGGTTGGCATATCGAAACGCTGCGAATACATCATCAAAGAAAGTTTGACCACCAACACCAGAACCGCTGCCGGTGAGAGCAGAAGCCTCGCGCAAATCAATGGTGATTCTATCGCCAGTTTCTAGCGTCTGTTTAATACCGGTTAGGATTTTTTCGTTGGCTTTCATTTTTTCCATTCCCAAATTTAGCAAAAAACCCCGGCAGCACACGCCACCGGGGAAGCCGCATCATTAGGTTGATGTGCCGGTTGATCTGTACCGGACACCCGCGAACGGGTTGACCACGGAGCAGGCAAGTCGTTTTTCGCCGAAGAAAGTTATGAAACCGGGCAGACTCTGGTCGTATCTACGCATGACCATAGACAGACGATCAACAGTAGTATGGAAGCGAGTCCAATCCGCAAAGTACATAGGGTACAGGCTGTTAGTACCAGCCGATCCAGTGGTCAACTGCGAAGGCGTATCGCAATACTTATTGACGATAACGTCAAAGCCCATCAGCGTACCGACAATGCCATCATCACGCGACAGACCGTCAATGTAGATCGGGCGTTTCTGGTCATCAACCAGACCACGGATTTGCTGGAGCAGAACAGGGTTAATCATAAACTTGGCGTCTGGAGTCCAGTATTCCTGTGGCAGTGAATAGACAAAATTCACAACGTCTTTGTATGTGATATTACCCGCACCGACCGTATTGGCGTTGGTGGTAAGTTGGTCATAAGTAGCAAGCGAATGCAGACCAGTAGTGCTGCCAGTACCGCTATTGCCAAAAGCGGCAGTAGTAACAGAACCGCCAGCATAAGTTGCAGCAGAACCAGCATACTGATCCAAACCGCGCAAACCGTTTGTGCCACCGTATGGGTTGGAAACAGATTGAGCAGCTTGGTCATTGTTCTGCACCATTGAGAGTGCTTCAGACTGAGAGAATTCCAGCAGCATATCGGAAACGACATTTGCTTCCAGACCATCAATGTCATCCAGCGCAGCGGTACGGATTGGGAACTGGACGTTAATATCTTGCAGAACCAGTTGCCAGATGGTTGTGTCTTCAGTTGTGGTTGCACCGTTGTTCTGGATGGTGTAACCCCATGCAGCACCAGCGTTGCCGGTTTTTGCACGGAACTGATACGAAGAACCATCGGTTGCAACTTGACGCGAAATTTGACGCATTGGGTTTGCAAGACGCAGCGGAGCAAACACTGGATCATAGGCAGTGCGACCACCCTGATTGTTACCGCCGCCTGTCAATGCCGATGCTTCCTTCATGTATGCATCATATTCAGCAGCATCTTCAAACAGTTTCAGTTCCTTTTCCATGCGGGAATTGGATTTGTAGAACTGTGCAAGCGATTCACGAACACGGCGATTAACGTCAACCTGAATGCCTTTGTTTGCGCGAACAATCTCAGGTGCGCGAATCTGTGCAACCTTTGCTTCCAGTGCTGCGACCTTTTCCGCAAAAGAAACTTCAGCAGCAGCAACTGCTTCAGACACTTTTTCAGAAACGATTGCTTCGGTTTTTTCTTGCAGGTTCGATTCAATGGAATCGAGTTTTTCAATAATTTTATCCATGATTTTTCCTAAGTTATTTCAAACGGGATTCCAGAGCCTTTAACAACTCGCGCTGTTCAAGTGCTGCCAGAATGTCATCAGCCGCACCCGATGTTGCCTCTCGCGTATCGGAGTTCGGTTCGGCAGTTTCGGGTTTCGCATCTCGCTTGCCCATTGCCTTGCCAAATACGGATGCGGCCTTTGTCGCATCCTTTTTTGAAAAGCCCACTTCACGCAGTGCTTTTTCAAATACTTTCAAATCAGCAGAACCATCTTCGCGGAAATATTCCAGCTTGCTGATATTAGCCATCGGATTGTTTGGTTGCATCACGATTGACACTTCTGCCAATCCACCTTTTGTAATGCTGAAATAACCTTCCTCATCCATTGAATCAACTTGATTGCCTTCAGCATCAACCATGCA